AATTATGAGATCCAACTTTGTGATTTCAAATTCCGTCGCAAATTTTAGAGCAAGAAGAGATATAGAAATGCCACAAGAGACACAAGTGAAAAGGTGGTGCTTCACCATCAACAACCCGACAGAGAGAGACAGGTTCTGGGAAAGTCCAGACGCTCTGGAACAACTCTCCTACATCATCGTCCAGGAAGAGAGAGGCGAGAACGGAACCGTGCACTACCAGGGGTTCCTCATCCTAAAGAAAAGAAACAGAGTTACTTGGCTCAAGAGGAACATGAACGAGAGGGCGCACTGGGAAAAGACACGCGGAACGGACAAGCAAGCAGCAGACTACTGCAGGAAGGACGACACTCACGTCCCCGGAGGTCTACGCTTCGAACACGGAAAGCCACCAAGAGAGAAGAAGGACAAGGAGCAAGACGCGGAGGAAATGCTAGAGCAGATCAAAGCAGGGTACAAGCGGCCATCTGATATCCCTGCAGAGATCCTGTGCACTCGCAACTTCATCTCGGCGTACAAGCTCATCACGACAGACGTCCTTGGTCCCTTCAGGCCAAACCTGAAGATCATCACCCTGGTCGGCCCTCCTGGATGCGGCAAATCCTACCTGATCAACTACCTCTTCCCTGACTGCGCCAGGCTCATCATGGGCAACGCGGGATTCTGGTGGCAGAACCCTTGCTCCAAGGTAGCCTGCATTGAGGAGTTCGCGGGACAGATCCCGCTCCAGAAGATGCTCAACCTCCTAGATCCGTACCCACAGAGCCTGGAAGTCAAGGGCGGAACTAGGCCCTGTCTCTTCGAGGTGATATTCATCACCTCCAACTCCTGCCCTGAGGACTGGTACAGGAACAAGGTACCTGGAATCCCTGAGGAGGCTAAGAGACACGACGCACTCCTGGCGCTCTACGACCGCCTGGGATACCATCCTGCTTGGCATCACGGTGCACTTGAGCGCACCTGCGGACACTACCTGGAACCACCACAGCTTGGTGCAATCACACCAGAGTGGATCCAGGAGACACGCAAGTGGCTCCTGAGAGAGGTAAGGAGGATCCTGGAAATGCCTGAAGAGCAACCAGCAGCAGCAGCAGCAGCAGCGCAACCAGAAGAGCAACCAACGCAACGCTTAGAGGAGGCAGAAGAGTTCCCGGAGCACCAGCCAGAACTCACACTCCTCGAGACGACGACTTCGAGCCAGACATCCATCACCCTCAAGCTCTCCGCAGACAAAACGCATCTTGGCAAGACATCGACCTCTTCTAAACACAAAGCACACAACACACAAGACACTCACTCAACTAAAAGAAAATTCGTCTCCCAATTACGACAACTGAAACTATGGGCGGTATAGAGGGGCGCGGGTAATACTCAACCCGCGCCCCTTATACCGCAAGGATAGAGCGTTTTAACCTAATAGAAAAATGCTCTATTTCTTATGTCCATTTAAGTAATTTATATATAATCTAATAGAAAAAATTTTATAGTGCTTAGAGCGCTATATTACTAGCAACAAGCAACCAGCAGCAGCTCTACCAGCAACCAGCAACCAGCAGCAGAGCAACCAGCAGCAGAGCAACCAGCAGCAGAGCAACCAGAAAGGGGCCATCTAAGATGGCCCCGCAACCAGAACGCAACATAAACAGAACCAACATAAACATAGCCCCAAGTGATGGGGGAATAGCCCTAAACGCTCCGCATCCCCCCTCTAACCCCCCTTTCATCTACAGATAGGGTAGGGTTTTGTCCATCAGCTTGACACACTGTGGCGCACGCTCCGCGCCTTCGGCGCTGCGCTCTAAAGGCGCCACAGTCTGACAAGGTGATTCCCTAAAACCCTACCCTATCTCTCCAATGAAAGGAAGATTAACGAGGGGGGAGCTGCGCGTTAATTATTTTGAACAGTTAAGTTTCAAAGAGAGGAGGTGCGGTGGAACCAGATAGGGGGTGTGGATCATCATCAGTAAACTCTAAAAATTCTCGAGGAAGAGCAGGCTCAGAAACAGCAGCAGCAGCAGCAGCAGCAGCAGGAGGAGCAGGAACAGACTCAAATGGAGCAGGGTTACGGAAGGTCAAGTAAAACACTGTCCTAACTGAAAACTGAAGAGTCATCGCAGCAGAAGGTGCGAACGGGAACCGAACAAAGAAGAACAAGGCAGGGCAGAAGAAGTTGGGATTGTTATTAGCTCCCGAAACAGCAAGATCCTCCCAATAATTCATAGGATCGGGATTAAAACGAATAGTAGTATCATGGTACTGCGTCTTTTCAATAAGATCTCTAGCAGAGACATACTTCTTAAACTTCGTCTTATTATAATTCACATAACAAGACGGAGTAATAGAAGCAGAACTAGCAAGCTGACTAGGCTTGGGAGGGTCCTCATTAATTGTCCAACGACGGTCAACACTAGCAAAAATAAGAAAAGAAGGCATCGCCGTTGCACCAACCCCCATGGGATTAGCAACAGAAATCTCAAAAGAAACACCGCGAAGCTTAACTTCATCATACAGAGAAGTATAAGCTCTATAAAGAGGGCTATTCAAACAACCAGCATTACCAATATAACCAGGAATACTAACACTGGGGCCAGTACGTTGAAAACTAGGAACTACAAATACAATAGAGTCATTCACAGATGGCTGTATTTGCCCAGAATTATACGAGTTGGTAACCACCTTCAGATTGACACTAGAATAATCCCTTCCATTAGCATAAGAAACCCTGCGAGGAATACGTGCATACCGCCGGTACCTCCGGTACCGACGGTATCTACGAGAATACCTTGATGATGTTCTCCTGGACTTGTAACGCGGCATGTAGAAGCAGTCAGTCACTCACGAATTTTCTTGAATTCCTAAGAATTACAAAGAATTCCAAAGAATTCCAAGGAAATATTTTTCCTAAAATTTCAGAAGAATTCCAGAGAATTCCCAAGAAAAGTGGGGGAATTCCAGAGAATTCAGAAGAATTCGGAAGAAAAATAATTCCCAAGAATTCCGTGGATTTCTATAGAATTCCTAAGAATTCAGAAGAATTCAGCAGCGCAACATCAGCCTCCCGGCACAGAAGATACGCAAATCTAAGAAAACTGACGGAAAAGTCGACGAAAAGTCGACAAAAAGTCGACACATGGAAAGTTCTGTGGAAAGTTCCAGCTATTTGCGTACTTAAACCC